AGTCCTTTTGGATAGGCGAGCCCTGTGAGGAGCTCTGGACAACCAGCCTGGGCGAGGCCAAGCGGTCACCCGGTAGTTGGTATTGGTAGCGCCAGACGCTTGCTGGCGTTGTCAGCAATTGCGCGAGCTGCGTCTTCTTCATGCTGAACGTCCAGGGGTACATCATCAGGGTCGAATCCCTGATGTCTGGATAGAGCCGGTCGCACACGCTCGACTCGTCGGTGCCATCGTTGAACGACGATATTGCCTTGGCTCCAATCAGCAGCAGGGCATCAGAGCAGATCGATACACCAGTGTCGCCAGCAGCCATGTAAACCTCTTAATGTGAGAAGGGCCAGCCCCCGAATACTCAGTGACTGGCCCGGTTGCAGCGAAGCCGACTTAGTCGGTATCGGTTGCAGTAACCACCACGCCGTCAGTGATGTCCACCACCGTGCCGGTGTTGGAATTCACATAAGCGGTGGACATGACAGGCGTGCCACCCGTTGCCGAGTAGCAGAAGACGATGTCGCCAACCTTGAGGATGGATGCCACCGCATTGAAATACCCGGCAGCGCGAATCACAGACTGTGCGTCTGCGCTTGCGTAGGTATAAATTGCGGGAGCATTGCCAGCCTTGGATTGACCGCCAACAGAACTAAAGCCTACAGAATCGAAAGCCATGGTATGACCCTCCTATTAAGCTGCAGCCGCAGTATCGCGTGCAGTGATTTTGACAATACCCTCAACGTCAATCGCTACAGAGCCGGCAGAGAACAGAGCATTCACAAGGTAGCTCGTTTTCTCGGGGATGTAGTTGATTTCAGTCTTGGGGGCGATACCTTCAGCGTAGCCAACAGAGTCTTTGTGGAATGCAAACAAGACTCGGTCGTTGGAGCCGTCCAGTATCAAACCACCTTCGGTGCGGTCGCCCATTACATGGAATGTGAAGCCCATGAATTGGTTGATCTCACCTTGCACCAGAGCCTTGACCGTGTTGAAGTCCGAGCTGGTGACTGAGGTTTGCTCCAACATCGCGGCCAAAGAGTTGGCATGGATGATGATGTGGCGACCATCAGACGGCACGTTCTTCGTGTTCAAGATTTTGGCAGCCTCGCGCAGCTTGGAGATATTCATGTTGGTGTTTGCGCCACCAATTGAATTCGCCACGGTGCCGGTGCTTGATGCAGCGGTAAGCGCGTCCAAGATCAGTTGATCCTGGCGGCGACCGATTGCATTGCCGACCACTTGGACAAGCTCGGAGCGCTCGTCAAAGTTGACCTTCTGCTGAGAGAAGATGTCCGAATACTCAGCAGCGTTGAAATCACTCATCGTGCAGGTAACGGTGGAGAACCCGACATTCATCGGGGTGACATCGGTTTGGCTGACGCGAGCAGTTGCGACACCTTTCCCGACTTTGGGGAACTTGACAGTGGAGCCTTCGACACCACGACGCTGACGCACAGCACCCACCAGCATTGCTTTGCCCTGGTAAGCCTGTTTGACCTCAGCATCGAACAGCGTCACAAAGGCGTTGGATAGAGAAACGCTCATTTGATTACCTCATTCGGTTGATTGATCAGGGTTGTCGCGTCGGTGAGCCGGTAATCCGGGCCTGTGCTTGCTGCTTACGGCAGCCGCTCGTCAGCATCCGCTGCGGTTGGGGGTCGGTTTCCCGGTGGGCCTTGGCCAGATTGTATGGTTTTTTTACAACAGTGCAATAGGGGGGCTTGACTGTTGTACAAAAAAGACCCAGCCGAAGCTGGGTCAAATGGCAACTGCTGCAAGCAGTTTGGAGAAAACTCTGGATTATTTGGCAAACTGGTGGAACATCCGCTCCACTTTTTGGCGGTATGCGGGATCCTTCTGGTACTTCGGGTCGCCCACCATGGCGTACAACTCTTCCTTGCTTGGCGTGCCCTCAAGCTGGACAGACTCGATGGGCACCCGTCCCTCGTAGGATTCTCGCACCTTCATCAGCGCAGTGATGCCGCGAGCGGTGCCGCCCATGATCTTGAACTCCTCAAAGTCGTCTTTGGACCAAACGCCCTTGTTGACCAAGCCGCGAGCCCAGTCAACCATGCCGTTGACAATTGCGCCGCCGTTGGGGCCGAGCTGCTTCATCTCGACAGCCGGATCAACCATGTCGCCCTGCATCACTTCCTTGGCCTGGGTCTGCAGGTTGGTGACTAGGTCGTCAAAGGCAGCCTGGGACAGACCGTTGTTCTTTGCCCAGCCCGTCAGGGTGGTGGCAATGGGGTTGGTTTCGGCCTCCTCGCCAAAGGCTTTGAGGTCGTACTTGCCATCGGCTGGGGCTTTGTGCTTGCCCTGGCTGATCTGCTTGCGCAGGTCTGACCAGCTCTTGGCAATGCCCTCCAGGTCGGGCTCGTTGGAGTCCTTCTTCCAGAAGTTCTCGGGCCAGAAGTCTGGCCGCTCCAGGGGGTCATCCGGTTCCGGTGCGCTTGGGTCTGCAGCCCTGTGGCTGATCTCTGCCGCTTGTGTGTTTTCTGGTTTGGTGTCGTCAGTCACTTGCACGTTGTCAAGTAGGCCGGTTCCACCGGGCTCGACGGTTGCTGTGTCGGTCATAGTTTCCTTGCTGAGTTGATCCGTACCTCGATGTCCCTCACCACCGTCCTCTGCCCTTCGGCAAAGAAGGCATATGAGGGGTCAGTGCCCGGCACGGCGATGGGCACATTCACATACATGTCGCGCAGCCACTGCAGCAGCTTCTGGCCGTCTTCAGAGCCAAACACCCGCAGGGTCAGCTTGGCCAAATCCTCGCGCTTTTGGTCAACCTCACGGATGTCGGAGGTGTCGCCAATGGCGTTGATCTCGTCCCAGCTCATGCTGGCATCCCTTGCGGCGCTGGCAGCGCCTGCATACCAGCGCCAGCCTGGGCCTGCATGGCCATGGCCTGGGCGATGGCTTGCTGCTGCTGCTGGTTCTTCATCTCTTCCATGAGCACGGCACGCTCGGCGGCGGTGTTGCGCACGGCTGCTGGCACGCCCAGCTTGTCGGCCAAGTAATCCACTAGCACATCGGTCTTGATGGCGAGCTGGCCATCGGTGCCCAGGCTCTGGCTGATCTGCATGTACTGCATGATCGCGTTGACCTCTTCCATGTTCTGGGCCATGGCCAGCGGTGCCACCGGGGTGACCTTGACCTCCAGCCCATTGACCCGCAGCGGCATGTCGATCAAGCCGCGCTCGTCCATGACCTCCAGGATCTTGGCGGTGACCGGGATCATGGTCTCGTTGATCAGTCGGCCAAAGGCAGAGCCCAGGTTCTGGGCCAGCTCTTTCATGCGCTCCACGATCTCGGTGGCCGACCGGGCGCTCATGTTGTCGGGCGGCAGAGACTCATCCAGCAGGATGCGCTTGATGCTTCCCGACAGGTCGTTGATCACCAACTGGCTGATGTTAAAGTCGCCCGAGCGGGGCAGGGCAAGCAGGGCTGGGCCTTGCGAGCCACCATTGCGAGCCACCGGAATGATGGCACCCGGCACGATCTTGACCGTATTGGGGTTGAGCACTCCGTCATCCGCTGCTGTATATACACCGGCCACGGCCAAGGATGCGTTCTTGAGCAGCAGTTCCTTGACCTTGTTCAGCGTCTTGATGTCGGGCAGGGCGGTCATCAGCGGCCCACGGCCATAGATCTCACCGGCCACCTTCATGTACCGGCTGATCACCCACGGGCTCATCTTGCGGCGGCGATAGACCAGCTCCTGCTTGGAGGCCTTGTCGATCACATGGTAGCAATAGTCGCCACGCTTGTAGTCATAGATGGTGGCCTCAAGCAGCTCGATGTCATCGGTTGGCTTTTGCTCAATACGCCGGGCCAAGTCATCTTGGATCTTGGCATCTGGCCACTGGCGCTGAATAGACTCACCCTTCATGCGCATGCGGCGGTAGACATTGTCCACTTGGCCATTGGCACCCTCCTCGTAGCTCACCAAGAACAGCGGCACGGGAATGAAGTTGAGCGGGGATACATCATCGCCCGGCTGCACCATCATGCAGGCGGTGCCAACAGCCAGATCCAGCAAGAACTCGCCCATGGCAATGTCAAAGTTGGATTGGTTCAGCATGGTGAACATCTTTTCCTGATAGACCTCAAGCACGGCCTGGGCCTGCTGCCTGCGCTCTGGCGGGATGTCTGAGCCAGCCTCCAGCTTGGCCCATTTGCGCTGGGGCGGGAACACCACAGACTGCAAGCGGTTGGCAAAGCGCTGGGTAGAATTGATGGCAGTCGAGTCAAACACGCGCTGCATCTTCTTGGAGCCGGTAGCACCACCTTCCCACACGCCATAGAGCTGGCGCTGGGGCAGGGCAAACTCGTATGCGTCCTGATAGAGCTGTTGGAACTCATCCTTCTTGGCTTGGGCCGTAGCCTGTCGCTTCAGAATCTGGTCAGGTGTCAGGCGCATGCCGCCTGGGGCGCTCTTGTCGTAGTCCATATCAGTCCTTTTGCAATTCGTACTTCTCAAGCAAGTTGCGACCCTTCGCGGCCAGCCTCGCTGCGGATGCTGCGGTGCGCGGCACGGGCTCGCCCCATGCATTTGCCGCCAGCGCCAGCCGTGTCGGCTTGCCGTTCTCGCCCACCATCGGCCCACTCGGGTTGGTGTAGAACCTTGTCAAGAAGGATCCCTTGCGGCGCAGCGCCTGACCGGTGGGGTTCTTTTCCTTGACCCCAGGCTGCAAGTTCTTGCTCTCGCCAGAGGCTTCAAACTTGCGTCTGCCCTCTTCGGTAAGACCACCCTTTGGGTCGCGCAGCCCAGCCATTAATCGTCCTCGTCCTCTTCCAGCTTGGCCTCCTGCATCATTTGCTTGATGCCCTTCATTGGCTTTTCTGGCTTTTTGGCCGACATGTATTTTTCAATTTTCTTGCGCAGGGCAGGCGGCAGCTTGGACAGCTTTACCTTGTCCTCCATCTCGCTTTCAATTTCGATTTCGACTTTCATTTTTTGTCACGCGATGCGGCCATGTTGTCGATCAGGTTGGGGTAGGGTCTGCCTGCCTTGGCAGCGCGGCGCATGGCCATTCGCTTCTCAGCGGAAGACATCTCTTTTGGCTTTCCAAGATCCTTTGGCCGGGGCTTGTCCCAGACTTCTTTCATTTCTTTTCAGCCTTCGACATGGCAATGGCCACGGCCTGCTTCTGGTTTGTGACCTTGTCGCCGCTGGAGCTCTTGAGCTTGCCAGCCTTGTACTCACGCATGGTCTTGGCGACCTTGTTTTTCATCTTGCTTGATTTATCGTCATAGTGTCCAGGCATCATTCAGCTCCTCTTAACATTGGTCGGGTCATCTTGCGAGACACGGCACCGACCCTAGCGGCTCGGCGCTCGCCTACTTCTCGTTTGAAAGTGCTTTCGGCTGCGGCACGCTTGGTGCCAAACTCGCCTTCGTCAAACTGCTCGATCTCCGGTGCCATCGGTGCAGCAGGCAATTCTGGTGCTGTCTCGGTGAATTTTGGTATTGGCTTCGGGTCGTAAACAGTGACATCACCGTATTGTTTTTTGCCGTACCATGTTTTGCCGGTGACCACGCGCTCTGTTCTTGCAGTAACCGGGTTCTTTTCAAGCTCGGCCAGCACTTTGTTGTAATCGTCCAGCTTGGCTTGGTAGGCAACCTTCTGCGCCTCATAGGTCGGCAGCAGCGATTCTTTGTAAGCCGCCATCTGGGCCTCAAACGGCTTTATCTTTTCAGCGACACCCGCTTGGTAGCCGGTGAATGCGGTCTGGTAGTCGCCGGTCAGCGCATCAACACTGCTCTGGTATTGCTTGGCCAGCCGCTCAATGTCGGATGTGCTGCGCCGGGCCAGTTTGCGCTGCTTGAACTGGGGTAGCGTAGCCATTACTGCAACCTCATGCCAGGGCTGTTGAGGTCTGCGACCATGCCCAGCTCGGCATCCATGCGCTCACCGGACAGCAGCGACCGGCGACCACCACGGGTGCGAGCTCTGAGGGCAGAGGCCTCGGCGGCAGCAGCTTTGCGGCGCTCTTCATCAGCAGCGGCCTGCACTTCTTTGGCTTTGCGCTCCATGTCCAGCTTGTTGGTAGCGTAGTTGGCCTGAGTTGTCTCAAACTGCTGCCGAGCGGTCTGGGCCTGCTGCTCAAGTGAGGCACCTTGCTTGGCGTACTCGGCAGTTTGCTTGCCCAACTCAAGCCGCATGGCAGCCTGGTCAGATTGCTGCTGCGCCAGCATGGTGCGCTGATCATTCTCAGCTTGCTGCCTTGACTTGCGAGCTTGATTTGCTGTGTATGCGGTGCTTGCAATAATGGCACCGGAAATAAAGTAGCTCATGCGATTGCCTCCTTGTGGTCATAAACTTCCATGCCGAGCTCAACATACTCAAGTGCGGTGAACATCTCTTCAAGCGTGGCAAGATCTGTTTCATTTGTCGGGTTTGGGTGAATCGTTGTCCAGATCGCATCCTCATGCGTGTGGACTACCCGCTTGGTGCCCGGCTCCGAGATGAAGGAGGAAGGCGCGGTATGTGTCTCCAGCCCAAACTCGGTGTAGCAACTGATGCTGCCCTTGCTGATGATGTTGAAGTGGCGGTGTCTGTGGATCTTGCCAACCACCACAGTGCCAGCAGGCAGATGGATCTCACGCGCATAGATGCCCGGCGACAGCCAGTGCTTCAGTGGCGGTGATTCATCCATCCGCTGGCCATCAGGCAGTCCTTGACAAGCCCTTTGAATGGCCATGATCTTCTGCCGCGCAATCGGCGCAGGCAGATGTTCTCTTGGCAATTCAATGATGGCTGTGCTCATATCAAAAGATTCTAATGGATTCTGTACAGTATGCAAGGCGTGTATATCTGAGTGATATGTTGTTAAGCAAACACATCAAAGTCAGTCCCGGCGCTGGCCTGGCCCATGGGTCTGCCGCCGAGCTGGTGGGTGCGGGTCATCCGGTTGTATTCGCCGCC